CTCCTTAACTATTGTAATCGTATGTCCTTTGGGGAAAAACACTAATTCATAAATCGGAAATTCTATTTCATCCTTTGGCTTGGGTTTTTTACCATTAATTATTACCGAACCTTTCATTAGCCAACGATATAATTCACTATTACTTGGTCTGCCTAGCTCATTGCCTTCTTCGCTATGTAATAGATATGTTAATGTTTTGAGGTATTCTATTGCGTTCATCTTTCAAGTCTCTTGGTAGCATTACAAACCAGTCTGTATTGGCGGTATATACTTTATTTTTAACCTTCTCATTGATAATACGTTCCTGAAAGCTCTGTTGCATCTTCTCGCTTCTAACGGACTTCTTCGCTCCTGATATATGTGGGAACTCAAAAGCCATAGAGTTCCTATCCATTATATATTTCAAGCCATAGGTCATTAATCTATTAGCCATATCCGCATCCTCACCACCCCACCTGCCATCAAAGGCTTCATCAAAGCCATTACATTCAAGTAAAGGTTCTAAGGGACATGAGTCATTCCTGCCATTCATCCAGTTCTGTATTCCTGCTCTAGGCACTTCAAACAAGCCATCACCTAATTCTACGCATTTATAATAACCTTGGTCAAATAATGACATCCTGTAATCGTGGGATTTAATTTTTTTTAACTTGTTTAATTCTTGCGGAGACATATCAACCTTCAAAGCCCTTCCCGCCAGCATAACTCCACCAAGGCGCTTCTGTACTTCATAATGACGTTCAAGGCATTTTTTTTCTGGTAGTACGTAATCATTCATAAAGTAAACTATCTCGCCAGTAGCATAAACCAAGCCATCATTTAAGGCGCTTGCTTTAGCGAAGTAAGGCACAAGATTCTGCGGAGGTATATGAATTATCGGGAAACCCATTTTGGGGAATATATTTAAGTTCTTATCGTAGCAGTCATCAACTACTATCCACTCGAAATCCTCGAATGTTTGAGCAACCAGAGATTCAAGTTGTTCCATTGGATAGCGTGGTTCATAGCTTGTGGTTAAAACAGTTATCTTAGGCATAATTCTAATATATCCGTAATTAATTTCTGTAGTTCTTTACGCTTAATGTCTATTTTTTCTTTAGCAAGTCCAGCGAAATATTCATTTACTTCATAAACATCGCCTTTTTTCAGATGCCTTACGAATTCTAAACCTAATCCATCAAGGGCATCATCAACTTTAGCGAACTCAAACTGGTACGTTTCGGCAGGAATTCCCATAGATAAAGCTAACAAAAATGGATGTAACCGTGCACTGTTGACTTTCTTAGCGTTCGGTATTTTATTGATTGCTGCTTCAGTTATCTCCCCACAATAGGTGGACTCTCTAACTTTACTTCCTGCCCACTCATCCAGACCTTTATCTATACCTCCTCTGGTGATAGTAATAACCTCTGTTGGATAGATTTTACTTCTTTGCCTTTTAAGTAAAACAATCGGGTCTCCGCAACTTTCAGCCCAGAAGCCCATGCCTCTTATTTTTCTGGCTGATAGTTCCCCTCTGGTTTTAATAAATACTGCCTTATGGATAAAATCAGGTATATTCCCCTCTCTATATCCAGCTCCTAAAATACAGAACGGCTTATTATGGTACTGGAAATTCTTTAATGGCTCACCTATTAAAGTGCCTCCACCGATAATACAAAAATCAGCATCAATATCTGTTTCATGATTTACGGCTACTATATCCACATCAAGAGTTTGATATTTAATCTCATCAGATATGGCTTTATATAGTAAATCATCTGATATAAAACCTTGATTGTAGCATCCCCAAATAGCTATCTTAGGCATAAGTGCAATCCTTGCAAAGTGGTATAGTGCTCCTTAAATGCTCATTATGGATTGAGCGTAATTTCTCTAATTTTGAATTGTGCCAGTCTTGTAGTAAGTTCCCTGAATAGTGCCCTATATTAATAGAGAACCTTGAATCGAAGCAACAGCTACTTAATTTCTTATCATACCCGATAACAATATCAGAGAACAGTGAACGGCAAGGGATTTTGACAGGATAATGTATGGGCTTGCCTCTACCAGCCGAGGCAGCAGCAATTGTCCACACTATATCTGCCTTGTCATTCCAGAAATTCCTGAAGTTATCCCTCTCGAGGTCTGACTGATATTCTGGGTCAAAAACCATACTAACCCATATCTTAATGTCTCTGCGCTCCATTCTAATTAGCTTGATAGCCTGCTCAATTCGGTTGATAGTCTTAAATGATAATCCCATAAAGTGTTCATAGGTATCCTCAAAAAAGGCATTAACGCTGAAATTAATCAATTTAAGTTGAGGTATCCTGACAATATAGCTGGCTACCCTATCATCAAATAAAGAACCATTAGTAGGCAATACTATTTGTGTAAAGGGGAGTTTGCTGGAAATATGCTCTAATATCCAAGCCCAATCTTTTCTCATAAAAAACTCACCGTAATTCACAGGTACAATTTCTTTTAGAGGCGTTTGCCACTTGGCAATATCATTCAGGATTTCAAGGATTAATTCAGGAGGCATCTCCCCCTTACGTTTTGATAAGAAACGATGACAACTAAGGCAAGTAGCATTACAGCGTGTAGTCGTATCCAGACGCACTTGATTTGGTGGGTCAGGAGTAATATAACTAATGTCTGATTGCTTCATTTTTTATTTAATACAAGAGTAATAAATTCTTGTATGGCTTGCAACTTCTCTTTTAAGCCCCGTTTTACAAAGCCATCAGTATGACCACTCAAATATTCATTGGCTAGTTTTATTATTTCTTCAGGCACGTCCAATGGCATCCACCTTGATTAGTATTTCATCTAGCTTATTTCTAATTATAGTTAAATCGGCATTAGTTTGCAAGTTTTTAATAGCATCAAACACTATGTCTAACTTGCCCTGAGTATCATTAACTTTGTCAATCAGTTCTTCAATTTGTCCTTTTGTCATTGGATATTTCATTGTATTCCTCCTTAAGCCAGCGATAGAATTCTTTATACCTTGCCCACATCTCCTGCGAGGTTTGTCCTATTATTATATGATTGTAAGCATCCCCCTGTATATAGTTCCACCATTTGGAGTAGTCTTTGTTTATTATTTCAATATTGAACTTGCCAGGTGCTTTGAATACTGGGCATCCAGGATACGGGCAGAAGGTAGCTACTGTCCACTTGTCTATTTGAGACTGCTTCACAAATTGCTTATTTAGTCGCAATGTCTCGTCAGTCTCTCCTGGTAATCCCATCACGAAATAAGCCTTAACTCTGATATTGGCTTTCTTGAGTATACTGATAGCTCGCAGGTGGTCTGCGGCGGTCTCTCGCTTATTGTTGACTTCTAACACCCTATTGTCTGCACTCTCAACACCAAGCCCGCATTCCTCGCATCCAGATTGAGCCATTTTCTGTGCCTTCTCTTCACTTAACAAATCACTTCTGGTATGGCATTTATAATGCAAGGACAACTTCTCTATGCCATCACATAGCTTATCAAACTCAGGAAGTATAGTAAAGTTATCATCCTCAAATCTGAAGTGTCTAACACCACGATTCATAAGCTCTTTGAGTTCTGCTATAATATTATTTGCGCTACGGTAGATTACTGGCTTGGTATGCACGTTCCCGCAGTAGGAGCAATTGAATGGACAGCCCCGACTGCCTATCAGGGTAGCAGCTAGTTTTCCGTGCCCATATCGTTCGCCAGGGAATAGCGTGTCGCTGAACGGCTCTTGCACCATATCCCAAGCAGGGAACGGCACTTTATCCAGATTTTGAATTCTAGGCGATCTGATAATCCCAGGGTCTAAGTTCCCCTGCAAGATGTCTAGTATTACTTCCTCTCCCTCACCTGCAACTACATAATCAAAATGCTTAACACAATCATTCGGTAGTAATGAAGCGTGGGCACCACCTATTATAGTAACACCATCAACTTTTTGAGCAAGTTCCTTAGCAATGAATATCTGTGGAGTAGCGCAACTAAAACCATAGAAATCAGCTTTAGGCAGTTCATCTATACCAGTCCTACCATCAAATATCTCCACATCATATCCCGCTCTTGAAATTACTGAGGCTAAATACATTAAAGATAAAGGGAAATACATTTTGGGATTCGAGTCCACCCAATCTGGGAGCGATAACAAAACAATGTCTCTTCTCCTATCGAGACTTACAGGTGCAGTTTTTACATCATCTTCGACTAAAGTTACCATCTAAGTCCTCTAGCGATATTTTCAAATAGCTTTATATAATTCTTGGATGTGTTCTCAGGCGAGTATTTCTCAATTAACTTCTCTCTTGTCTTAGAAGCATCCAATTTATCTACATTCTCGATAGCCATTAAGTATTCATAATCATTACTACAAAGGCAACCATCTATCCCATGAGTTACTATTTCAGGGAACCCTCCATGACTTGGAATTATCACAGGACAACCACAAAACAAAGCCTCTTGTATTTTATGGCTGGTAATCTCTACATGGTTTGTTATGTATAATAAGGCTTTACAAGTTTGCATTAATTCCACCTTCTGTGCTTCATCTACTTCACCCCAGAATATTATGTCTTTACCATCACAATTATCTTTAACCTCTTTTTCATAGTTGGTTAATTCTTCACCGCCAAACATCTCAGAACCCCTACCACCAACCACATCAAGTTTTAAGCCCATCTTCTTACATAGCAAAACAGCACTCAGATTACCTTTAGGCTCTGCCATTCTACCCACAGTTAGAAATCTATCATTGCGCTTGCCCCCTGATGGCTTATAAATCTTGGGGTCAACCATTATCGTTTCCTGATAAAGGGCATTTCTGCCATACCATTTCCGTATTTGGTTGACTCCCCACCTAGACCAGCTTATCAGGTTATAAGATGCTTTCTCATTTCCTGCTCGCTTCTCATACTCTGGATTAGCCGAGAATACATTGGCTGTTGGCATATTGGGCATACTTCTCGCTATCAAGTGTAAATGTCCTATATCCCAGATAACATCAAATTCCCTGAATAGATACTGATACTGCCTGAAGGCTTTGAGTTCGGCATGAGTAATTCTATCATTGTTAATATAGCCTTCACAAGGCAATAATTTAACACCCTTCGGGACTTCAGTATCCTTATGGGCTAATAGAGTAACATCATTCCCTAACTTAGCCCACTGCTCTGCAAACTGCACGGCTAGTCTTTCAAGTCCTGAATATCTAGCGCCTATAGTCCAAGGGAGTTCAATTGGCGAAAAACAAAGTATTTTCAAAACCAACTCCTCAAATCAAACAGGAACGCAATGCCTATTATAAATAAAAATAAGCCAAGAACAATAAAATCTATCGTCATCCTTTATATAACCACATGAAATTGCTTTCTGTACCACTTTCGCCATAAGCAAGCCATGAGTTCAATGGCATCCTATTAAACCACCAGTTATGGTCTTTAAGTAAAACGTGTCCGTATTCCTTTTCAACGTCTTTATGGTTTGAGAAACTGATTTGTAAATAATACCTATCAGCAACTCTAACAAATTCCGAAAATACTTTCTCTATCTTATCTTCGGGTATATGCTCCAATACACCTTCACAGTAGATTAAATCAAAACATTTATCAGGGAACTTCAAATCCCAAGCAGGGCAGAGTACAAATCTATCTGGGATAATCTCTTTAGCCTTCTGTTGGGCGTACTTTGATATATCACACCCCATCGCTGGTATCCCGAAGAAGACAAGGTACATTACTATATATCCAAACGCACAGCCAACATCCAGAACACTCTTCGGCTTAGCAATATTGATTAACTTCTCGGCACGAACCTGATGCTGAGGGAAATTGCCATAGTTGTAATATCCTTTACCATTAAAATACTCTTCTTCGTACTCAATTACCATCTCAAACCCTTAGAAACCTGTTCATAAAGAGGAATAACTTGTGCTATTACGTCTTCAATAGAATATTGACTTTTAAAAAATTCATAGACTTTCATAGACTCAAGCCTATCTACTTCTTTAATCGCCTGTAAAAACTGACCCTCATTATTGCATAAAAACCCATTAACATTATGAGTTATTATTTCGGGTAACGCTCCGATATTTGATACGATAACTGGTTGCCCACAAAGCATTGCCTCCTGCACTTTGTGAGAAGTAACTTCAGGTTCTTGATTAACGAATATCAATGCCTTATTTGTCTGATAGAGTTTGACTTTCTCTTCCTCGGTAACTTCACCAAGATACCTATAATTCCTACCATCACATAGCTTTTCTACTTGCTCTTGATACTCGTCATTATTACCTTTACCCACTATATCTAGTGGTACGCCCGCTTTCTTGCATATATGTAGTGCTTCTAAATGCCCCTTACGTGGGGTAAGCATACCAAGAGATAAGAACCTGTCATTGCGGTGCCTGTTTGGATTTACTTTATAAGTGTTTAAGTCAAGGGCAATTGTTGGTTGGTATCTGGCTTGGTGACGGTAAACTCTGGTAAATTCTCTGGCTGCCCATTTAGATGGAGCGATAATATTATAAGGAGCTTTGGGATATTGAGCGACAACAGGCCAGTGCCAGAAGATATTTAAAGTTGGCATACTCGGATTGTAGCGAGCGATTAAGTGCTGATGGGAAAAGTCGTGGATAACATCAAATTCCCTGATAAGAGATGAATACATTGAGTAGCATTTGAGTTCCGATTGCTGGTAAATATCCTCATTCTCTTCAGGTTTATAGCCATACAAAGTAACACCTTCAGGAAATATGTTATCAGAATGACCGAAGACTGAGACTTGATGGTTTTTAGTTAGTTCAGAAGCGTAATTCCAAACAAGAGTTTCGATACCAGCGTAACGGGTTTGAGGGGTTATGGCAAAACCAATCGGGGAAACAAGTAATACTTTCATTTCCCCTATTATAAACGGGTTGTCTTCGCTTGTCAATAGTTAGGCATACCTTTCTCTGGTATGAATAAAATTAAAAAGTACTTCCTGCGGTGTTAATGCACGATTATATATTCTAGCTTCACCTATATCACCAGTATAAAACACATCTACTCCACCAGCATTCGCCCTTGCACCTAAATAAGTAGCTACATCGTTACTGTATAAAACACCCGTTAATGCAACCGTATTTTGCAAAATGCCATCAAGATACGCAGATATAATTCTGCCATCCCATGTACCTACAAGATGATGCCAGCTTGAATTGGATATATTAGTGATTGAACCAATGGCAGGGGTTCCAGTAGTATCCGCAGTAGTTCTAAAGGCTACTTCCCAATTGCTAGTTGCTGCACGAACATATATCTGTACATATTCTTTCGTACCATCATTACGAGAAAAAACGTGTGCATTGGCAGATTGTGATGACCTTATCCATACTTCTATCGTTGCGCCGGAGTATCCATTGAAAAGGCTACTGCCACAATCAATGTAATCATCAGTGATAAAGTACCTGCCGTACAAACGCCAAGCAGAACCATTATTCGTGCATAAATGACCTATAGCATCTTTAGACTGGAACTTAGAGCCATCTAATTCATATAATGGCACATAGAACTGTAGCGAAGGGTCATAGATAAAATCATTTAGTTTCATCTAAACCTTCCCTTTATGTCCCTGGAAGAACCGTTCCGATAAGCTTTACATAGCTTGAGTTTTTAACCTTACCTGTGCAAGCAGCAGCCCTAGCTTTATCATAGGCATTCAGGATAATTTCAAATGGGGCGAAGGGCACACTACCCACTGGTACATAACCACTCAATGTATCATCGGCTGTGGTTAGCGTACCTACTGATAGATTCATAGTACCAGAGATATTAATGGTAGTGCCTGAAACCTGTGCTATAGCCCCACCCGATGGGATATTGTAGTTCTTTGGTTGTATTGTCCACCAGTAAGAAATACTGCCAATGAATGAGCCATTTAGACCAGTAAATCTTTTGGTAAGTCCTACTTCTAACTTATCCAGCTTAACAGTGAACCCAGGGTCTATTGTTTTGGTTAGGATTGCTACCGCAGTAGTTCCGAAGGAAGCAACGGCACTATATTGAATACCATCTGTGGCAACTGCTCCATCTGCTAATGGGAATACTTTTTCGTATTCTCGGTCAACTCCTGCACGGAACTGACCTGGCTTTAAGATTGACATCTGAGCACCTCCTTATGCTCTAACTTTGGGCGTTATCGTTCTGGTTCCCAGCCAGCACCAGGGATAACTATTGATTCATATCCCATACTTTTGAAATGCTTTTCAATATCTTTGGGCGCATCCCTTGATGACTTCTGGGTTTTCGCATATAACTCATAAAATGGTCTGGGAACGTGCATTTCCAAGCCAGTTATAGCTTGGACTCTTACGCCATTAATCGTTAATGGCACCGTTTTTTCTGGAATAAAGGTAACAATATCGTAGTTATCAACAAACCATTGATAAGTATAAGGAACCTTCTCACCACTTATTGTCATCCCAGGGCGTCTTTCGCCAGATTCTACTTGAGCTTGTGCTTCCGCCTCTTTTTCTACTTCATTTAAAACTTCCGCTTTTTCTGAAGTAGTAAGAGATTTTAATTCACGGGTAACTCTTTTCTTAGCTCTGGCACTTCTTACTTTAGGCATCTTTCAATATCTATCCTCCTTTTTTTTATTTAGGGGAGGTGGTTAACCTCCCCCCATTTACTAAGCACCTCTAGTGATAAACAGGTCAATCCCTCTAGCCGTCAAGCTACCTGCGCTATCAACGGCAGGATTGATTACATAAGCATTCACCACATTGGTTGTTGGGATATGGAAACCAGCAAGCCCTAATTTGCCCGCCATAGCCACTTTGGGGACTCCAGTTACTATATCGCCTACGGCGATAGCACCAGAAGCAACCCCAGTGATAGTAGCGACAGCGACTGTTGCGGTTCCTACGGCGGTTATAGCTGGCATAGTACCAGTTATTTTCCGCATAAAGGTGAAGGTTTCGTTAGCAACCTTAATGCCAGCAGCCGTTAGTAAAGTACCGACATTAACATTTGGCAAGGTTGCTGTGGCAGCACCCATCCACATCCCCGCTTCACTGACAGCTAGTAGAGGGTTACCATCACCTCTGCCTTGAATTTCCCATTGCTGGGTTAACGGATTCCATCTCCAATTATGTGGTTTTCCCATTTTATTTCCTCCTCATCGAGTATTGGGGGAGGGATTAACCTCCCCCAATCTCTTGATTACTAAGCACTATTACTACGAGAACTTGCGCAATTGATGAGCACACCAAAATCGTTGTTCAGGAGAGCAGCAGCCAGAGCAGCTTTCCAGCCTACGGTTGAATACATTTCAAGCGGGCCACCTTCAAGCTCCTTGCTGTGGATTATCATTCCACCAGTTTGGAGACTGAGTTTACTGACACCATAGAAGCCCTGACCAAACATCAGCACCTCATAGACATCGGCACCACTCATACCATACGAACTCCTGATGCGCAGGTTATTGGTTTCGACAAAGCGGATACCCTGCCAATCGCCAAGAACGCCTGTAAACAGTGGGTTATCTCCACCTCGTACCCCCGCATATTGGAAGCTATCAACAATATCTGGGTCTTCCATCAAATCTTTGGTATTATCAGGGTGCACAAAGCAAACATACCGCCCATCAATCTTCCTCGCCCCATTCCTTCTCAGTGTTCTTACCGCTTCACGGAGTTCCGCAGCGTCAAGGTAGTTACCACTACCAGTTGCGCCAGTACCAGAAGTACCGACTCTAGCTGAAGCGTCAGCATACTGGATGGTGGTTGCGCTAGAAAGAGCATCCCTCACAATAATGTCCGAGCCTTCCGCCATCGCATCACCATAAAGGTCGGCAAACTCAGCAATAACGGGGTCAAATCCCTGCATCTCCAGTAGGTCAGAAATCTTGGAATACTGACCGTATTGTGAGATAGTGCAGGCAACATTGGAAACAGTAGCCTGAGTTTCAGTAGGGTTAGTACCTTCAGTCAGCGTATAGCTTCCTGAGTTCATGGTGATACGCTCAAACCGCCTGAATTCAATGGATTTACCACCTCTTGGAGGGATAGGGCGTTGGTCACCATACTTTAGATAAACGTAGTCTTTTTCGGCACGCATCAGCAAACGTTTATCATAAGTTTGCTTTAGCTCAGGAGTCATGCCATTAGCACCAATAAGCTCTACAGCCATTTTAAATCACCTCTTTTTTTTATTTATTTATTTTTTCTGTGCCCCTGCAACTAAATTGTTCCAATAGGTTTCGAATTCCTTGCGTCCTTCATCAGTTTCGATATTCATGTCAGCAACTGATTTGGTGATGACTCTGCCTTCTCCACCCTCGAACACTTCTTCAGGAGAACCTTTTTCTTGAGATGTTTTTAACTTCTCATTCTCCTCTCGGAGAAACTCAAGATGCTTTTCCTTGACGAGTGCATCCATATTTTCTGCTTCCAGCAATTCCTCTTTGGTTAATTGCTGTAAGCCCTTTGCCTGATACTCGGCAACCAGTTTCTCCGCTCTGAAATCTCTCTGAGTTTTCTCAAGAGATTTCAAATCTTTGTCGTATTGGGCACGCTTATTATCAATTTCTTTATCTGCGTTCTGAATAGTCTCCCAGAGTTCCTTTACCTCATTATCATCTTCGAGGTTAGTTTTCAGCCTGCTGATAGTAGTTTCTCTGGAAGTTATTTGCCCTTGTAACTCTGATATTTGGTTATTAAGTTGCTCCAATTGCTCTTTCAGTTTTGCTTCACGATTTTTCGAGGCTTCCTTAAATGCCACGAAATCTTTTTCGGGAACTGACTTCTCAGTTTCTTTTCCCTTGGTTTCTATTTTATCTGCCATTGCCCTCCTCTTTTCGGGTTAGCTACCAGACTGAAAGGTAAGGGGGCACAAACCTTTCAGTCTGGTAACCCCCTTTTATTCAATTGTTTTTACTTAATTATAGCACACTGCTTTTCGGGTACTTGACTTCCCCTGTTTGAGGGGTTATAATAAGATTATGGTAGATATATTAAAAGTCATAGGAATCATGCTATTAATCTTCGCTCCTTCTGGCTATTTGGTTTATATACACTTAAACCCCTTCACAGTCTTGGGCTACCTTTTCTTTGTTGGTCTTATAATCTTTTACTTTTTCAAAGACTAGCGCCTCATAATATTCTTCAAAGCATCATTGGGACTCTGCGCTCTTGTTCTGCCTGACGTAGTCCCTTCTTGTTCGGTGAGTACCTTCTCTACGGCTGGCATCTTAGCAAATGGTAATCCATATTTATCGGTTAGCTTCTTTAACTCGATAACTGCCAGTTGGCTCTGGAAAGATTCGGCAAAACCAACAAAATTAAGAGTAGCATCTAAATCAGGATTCATAGACCTGTATTCTGACCTGACTTTTCCCTCTGGTAATCTATAATAAATGCTTATCTTCTCATTCTGCATCAAATCAAAGTAAGTTCGCTCCAACGGAGACATTCGGCTTTTTATTTCTTCCTCAAGTAATGTTCTATCATCAGAAATAAGATTCTTCATAAACTGCTCGCGCATATCAAAGAACTTATCCCAATCCATCTGGCCTGGTGCAGTTTCTTCGGGTGTTATGGAACGGTATCCAGCCATTAATAAATCGCCTCTAGAACGTCTGTCAGGCATAGTGCTTGCCAGAGTATAAATAGCGGTTAAATAATCATTCCATAAATCAGGGTCATCCATTCCCTGCGCTGATATTGGGAATAAAATGCCTACCGCCATTAATGAACCCTGATATAACTTACCAAAGTCCGCTCTGGATTCACGCCATTGTTTCATCGTGATTGAGCCATTCCTAACTGCATTATCTAATTGCTCTTGAGATGCTTGTAATTCGCCACTAACTTTACCCATTATTCGACTTGCCTGTTGAGTTTGCTCGGCAGATATACCAGTTTCCTTTTCCCCTAATGCCTTACCAGTCTTATATAATTGCCCACCGCTTTCACGATATAGCCTTCTTTGAATAGTGGTGATAATTGGAATCCTCTCTTCAGGTTGCCTTTCTAACTTAAGGACAGCCTCTCGCTCCTCAGATGGTAACGCATAAAGGAATTCATCCCTTTTTCTACTGACTTCTTCAGGTGCTACATTAGGCGGGACTATTTGCTGCAGTTGCTCATATAAACTCATAATGTGAGGACTCACTTCTTCAGGCGCAACTCTCCGTATAACAGCATCGGCAGTTTCTAGGAACTGGCTACCAACACCTCCGAGAATACTTCTGACAAAGAAATCCAATTTCATCGGCGAGAACCCCAAGAATTGACCTACCCGTTTAGCCGTTAAAGATGTGTATTCATCATACTGGTCTTCAGGCGGCAATCCCTGATATTCTATCGGTACTATATCCCTATCCCTGAACAAATCTTTATTCATCACCAAGCCTTCAACCAATGCCTGTCCCATCTGCGTTGGTATCGGGATACCCCCTTCGCCACTAATCTGACTGAATGGATTGACTCCAGGAACTAAGGCATTGAGAAATTGTTGCACATCTTCAGGCGCTCGTTCATCTAGTTTTCTCATTGCATATATTATCGGCGCCGTAAACAATGCCCACTCACGCATATTGGGAATTACGGAGATAAAATGAGGCACTTTATTGCCGTATTTATCGTATTCCTCGGAAGGCAACATGAATAGATAAGAACCATACTTGGCATAATCAGGCACATCATCATACTCAGGGAATTGCCTATTCCAAGCATAATTGCCCATTGTAATGGCCATTAACCCAGCTATAAAAGCCCTTGAACGGGGATAATCCCTTAATGCCCTGAATGGGATTAGTGAGCCTTGTAACCCAGCATTGAGATACAGATACATATAATTAGCGTGCCTTACTGCACTGCCAGTTCTGGCAAAGTCAATAGTTACTCGCCTCGCTTCCAATGCAGCCTTTTCAAGAGATTTACCCTTCTTTAATGCCGCCTCAAATACCGCCGTTCTTGGTGTCATTTCAACAGCATGGCCTATTTCCATAATCAGTTTAATTGGATTTTTTAGAAACCGAGTTAAATCTTCCTCACTATGTAAAACAAGTTGTCCAGACTTGCGTATATCTTTAGCTATTTGTTCGGGAGCCTTACCCCAAAAACCACTTAAGCCACCTTTGGCTTTAAGCATAGCCTCTAGGGTTTCATCTCCACCTTTGGCAATAATTGCTTTTAGGTTCATTAATAATCGTTTACCTAATCTTAAGGGGCCAACACCCCTAGTTAACATAGCGGTTAGACTATCAACTGCTAAGTTAGGTATAAAGAATGCCAGATTAGCGGTTGTCATACCAAATCTTGAGATATTGTTTACTGCTGAAAAAACAGCTTCAAGGTCTGTCGGAGGTAATGAAGTTAAATATTTCATTTCCTTTTCCAACCATCGAGGAACTTCGTAAACCTGTCTAACACCCTTCTCCATAAATGAAACTGTACCAGGGATTTCGCCTTTAGTCGGGCGGAATATTACTTTCCCTTCCTCTATGGCTACAGGCTTTGTTATTTTTACTTTTTTTACTAAACCAACCAACTGAGGGTCTTCTTGGGCTATTTTAATAATCGCTTTAGCCGTATTATTGCGGTGTATTAGCAATTCGCTTTTTAGAGTAGCATTTACCAGTACATTTAAGGGGTCTTCGGTGGCTACCTCGCTGCCCATTTCAGATAAGCGCTTCAAGCCATTAGCAGTAACGGATATACGCTTGGAACCAGCACCAGTGGCTTCAGCTAAATGGTCTATATATTTAATCGGGTTATACCAGGGATACTGAGTCTTTAATACATTGGCTAACTCTTCCTCCACTAACCCTGAGGCTACTTTTCTGTTGAGTAAATCTATATAATGTTCCCTGATAACGCCTGCTGCCGACTCTACCCTCTGCATCCGTTGTGGGCCGAGAACTTTCGTCATCTCGCCAAGCAAATCATCAATCTGGCTTTCTTTAAGGCCACCAGTTATTAAACGCTTTGGATGCATTGCCAGTATATCTTTCTGATGTCTTAATCTCAAGAAGTTAGACACAAAACCGCTATCTATGTCACCACCAAGAGTTTTAATTGCTTGTCTATAAACCTGCCGTGATGTGGTAAGAGCAGCTTCAGGTACACCCGCCATTAAAGCTACCTGTAATTCAGCGTCAAGTTCATCGGGAATATTATTCCCCAGAGCCTTTTTAGCCCTACCTGATAATTTATTGATACCTGCGAATTTATCGGTTACTTTCTCCTCCATACCACGCAGGAATTTCTGCCAATTTGTTTCACCTTTAATAATTTTGGTAGGCAATGTTTTCATAGAAGTGGCAAATTTGAAGAGCTTAGGTGTATTTTTAGCCGTTATAGAAAGCCCCTTGGCAGTAGACCCCATAAAAAAGAATGGGGCACTAGCAACTAATTCAAGACCGCCCTTAACGCCAAATGGCAACTTTTGTGCTTCATAAGCCTCATATTGCTCTCCCCCTGGCAAGAATTCTTCAGGTGGAGTTACTGTAAAATCAACACCACCTCTCTGTTTAGCAGTTAGCAATGCCGAAACAGGCTTTTCAAACATAGTGGTAATAACACCTGCTGCTTTTGTGGTTTCTTCTAACTGCTTTTCTGGGGTAGGAACTGAATAAATAGCGGGACTAATAGTACCTGTAGGTTGATTGGCTTCAAGATACTCACGAATTTTTTTAGCCTGTATATATCCCTGTATCCTCTCCGAGATAAGCGCAAATGGATTAGATGGCGGTAACGTGCCAACTGGTTGCGCTTGTTCAGGAGCTTCGGGTCTGATATAACGCTCCAATTGTTCAGGAGTAGGCGTATTTTGCACCTGCTCAAGTGTTATATTACGGAATATTCTGTCTAATTCGGCATCTACACCATATCTGATAGGCATCTAAATAGCGACTCTCCTTTGCTTTTCTCTGGTTGGCCCCAATACATACTTCTCTCGGAGTCTTGCCACCTGCTGTTCTCTTGCCTTCTTTTCAGCACGCCTTCTAGTCAGCAAAGCCAATTCCCTACTGGCAGCATCACCTTCTTCTTCGTAAATAGTCGGTGGTTTAATACCCACTTGTTCTTGTTTTAATATTGCCTGCCCAAAATCAGCGACATTTGCGGGTTGGCTTAGTACATTTTCTATCTGCCCATACCTTTCAATCTCAGCCAATCTTGCCTGCGCTTTTCTAATAGTTTCTACCGCAGCCACTCCACGTTGGTCTTCCAGTGAGCCTAATTTCTGAGGGTCAACCACGCCAGTAGCTATCTTTTTCTCATATTCTTCTGCTAAATAGCCAAGTTTATCTATCTGATTACGTAATCTTTCTTCCTCACTAAATGTTTCGGGTGCCCCACCTCCGAATGCTTCTTGCAATGCCTCACCTCTTTGCTGTCCTCTGGCTATATAAGCCTCATCTACATCGCCAGCAGCTTCTCCACGTTGCCTTAGTTCATTAATATAGTCAGGATACGCTTGTAACTTACCTAATTCTTGAGACATCCTACCAACATCGGGTATATTGCCTGTTAATAGCTTCTGCGATTGCTGATAAATATAATCCTGTATGCTTGGGGTGTCCCATATACCTTTCATTGCTGGGTCTGATGCAAAATAAGCCTCAAATGATAAATACGGTTGCGTAGTGGAAAATGTTTCCCAATCTAAACCAATATCTGATGGTGAAATAGGTTCAAAAGTGTTCGTACCAATCTCATTTGCATAGATATTGCGCCATAAAGTAGCCAATTCATTGGGCGAAAACTGTCCCAAGGGCAAAATAGGTATCCATATCTCGTAGGGAACATCACTTTTTTGTGTAGGAATACCACTAACATCCTCACCAGTAGCAGCCCGCCTTATTAATTCATCTATATTTGACTTTTCCTTGGTGATATAACCTGTTTTACGCCAGTAAACTGGCACTTGTTTACCATTCTTTAGCGTTATAACTTTAGGTAGTGATTGCCCATCAGCCATTTTGCACCTCTTACATTAACGATTCGCCCGTGGGACTTAATAAAACACCTCTCCTCCCTTCACTCTGCTCTCGCTCAGTGGGAGTTTGCGGTCTTCGAGACAGACCAGACGGCCCTCGCCTGAATATGGCATTGGCTATATCTGGAGAACTCCCAGCTTCAGCAGGTCTCTGAAAGGATGGTGTACCCTGCGCTGTAGTAGGCGCACCTTGTCTGGCGCCTATCTCCATCTCTTTCATAAAAATATAAGTTTTTAGAGCTTGCGCATACTCAGGGTTGGTCAACTTCACTGCTTCATACCTTCTCCACAACCCCTGAATTATATCCATACTTATAATAAACGGGTCTTGGCTGACCATATCCTGCTTTATGCGCTCTCTTTCAATCTCGAAATCGTCAACTTCTTCAAACATTTCCCACAAAGTTTCAAGGGATAGAAACTGAGGTGGGCCGAGAGCCTGCCTAGCATTGAGTATCTGCTGTGTTTTATCGAATTGAGAAGTTATCGGGATATTTACTTCCACGAAAATTCGTTCTGGTACATCATTTGTTGAAAATTCCTCCAGATACGCCATACCACGTCTTAAATCAGCAGGACTACCTGTTGAAAGTGTAATCTTACCGTAATTACCAGTTTTATATTGATACAAGAAATCAGTCATTACCCTAGATAATACGAATTGCATCGCATTCAGATAGGGGCCAAGTTTATATTTTAAGGTTGCCATATATTGAGAAATGGCAAAACCAGATAGTTCATAAGGAACATTGCCGTAAACTGTAGCTGGGAGTGCTCCCTCCTGAATTTTCTGCCCTACCCAGTTAAGCAATAACTGAACTTCTTGAGGAGTAGTCGCATTTTTAATCAGTTCTAATTGGTCGCCGATTTGCTGTGTTAGCTTTGAGCCATAGCCTCTTAGTTGCTCTGCCTTGAACCCTTCTCTGCCTGTCTTGGTGCGCTCTACTATATTAGGATAGGCTTGAGAGGCTGCTATTGTAGCGTAGAGCGTGATTAAAGCATTTCTGTAATCGAACATATCCCTATCCGCATAAATAATACTTTCACCATTTCTTGATTGCCATTTCTGAGAGGTTTTGTCAGGACTTCCGATGGAACCTATCTGCACTGGTATTCTGCGTAATTTCTTTTGTAATGTCATCGGCTTGACGATAACCCCATTAAGCATAATAGCATTCCATATTCTTGGCTTTGTTCTGGAGCCATCGGTTCTTAGCCAGTAGTTTACTATTTGAGCATTATCACCTTTTTCGGGTGATTTATACTGGAAATCAAGCCCCTTTGATTGAAACTGCGTTGCCATCATTTTAGCGGTTATTGTATCAGTCTCATAGCTCCTGATACAGGTTTTCAGACCATATTCGTCCCATTCTGGGTATACATTCATTGGATTCCATAAGTCAGCACGAAACCGTATTCCATCAGTCGTTTTCTCAATAATATTAAAAACAGCGAAATGGCCAAATAAAACCCAATAAGCCAAATCCCACAACCAGGATACTCCACCCATGTCTGATATGCGCTGGTCAAAGCTACGGTATATGCCAGTAGCAAGGCGCTCGGATTTATTCATCTTCGATTTCTGTTCTTCCTCATAGTTCATTATCATCGGTAGTCTGAACTTCGGAGGATACAATGAAATTAAAGCCCTCGATGTATCAAAAAAGACTTTAGGCTCATTGGTGTACCATCTCTTTTTATCAGTCGTTTCCTGAGCCTTAACAAGATTAATTCTATCTATATCGTCACGCATCTGAGTATTGCGGTCTTGCCAATAATGTTTCAGGCGTGTTTCATCGCCAGCAATATACTTTGCTTGTTCCTCTACTTTCATCCCTTCTACATTTTCGTCTGGCATTGCGTCCTCCTTAAATTACCGCTCCAGCATAAGACTTTACTGGTTTGGTTGGTTCCGAATTGTATTCATATAATACTGGCTCATGTTCCCTGACCTGATAAGCAATCGCTACAGCGAAAAATTCATCATCATTTGAGCCAGTAACAGTGGTTACTCTGGTATCTATACCGCCTTCCCATTCAAGCCCTGCCATTTCCGCCCATAAGTTTTCAGAATAAGAAATTAACGAATGAGACCTGATGGCAGCAATCATCGAGTTCATCATTAACGGTCTGGTTACCTTGCTGGTAACCCACCCCGCATCGGTAACGTTTATATTCTTATACTCATCATATTCAGTATGATAGTAAAGGTTGGGGTATTGTTTTTCCAATAAAACCCTGAGTATAGTATGCCCATGACCAGCACGTTCTACGGCTATCATGGCATTGTTGTACCTGCGAGCCAGATTAAAGACTTGCTCAGCGAATAAATCGGTGTTTATCTTGCCCCTTACTCTGGCAACGTATTCAAGATTCCTAGCATCCAGTACCGAGGCTACTGAGTAATCTCTCGCCTGTCCCGAAGCCACATCGCAGCCGATAACGTAATTATGGCCTCCGATAACATCCTTCCAGATTGTTAAATCGCCTTCAGTTCTACCGTTATGTATCTGGCTTTCATACCACCTGAGTGCTACCCCATCGAATACTCCATACTCACTCTTGAGCCAGCAATCAACATCATTTTCGGGATATTCCTGGAAGAAAGTAACGCCTCTTAGCTCGCATATCTTATTCCTGCGCCACGCCAGATGGGATGGAGTTAGCTGGTATTTCTCAACAAGCGCCTTTTCCTGAACTAAAAATCCGTCTAAGCTCATGTTTAATAAATCAGCGCAATACTGTGTCTGCTCGTCAGTTTTTAATTCGGTAATATCAGGTAAAATATAGTCAACCGCCCACCACCATGGGAAGAAGAATGCCTTAAACCCATTTGAATCCCGCTTGGCATCATTCCAGAGTTCATAAAATAAGCCAACCCTCCCCCTGGGCGTGCTTTCGGCAGTAATATAACCATCTTTGGATACTGTCTGCGATACGCCAGCGTATAGGTTAGTAGCGTTCCTGTGAGGCCACCGTGCCAACTCAGTCAAGTGAGCTAAGTGAATGGTGTGCCCGATGCCAATATTATCCGACTTGGCACTGTCGGAGTAAATATAGGAGTCAATGTCAGGCCAGTATTTGCGGTCTCTTGCCTTCCACTGCATCTTACCGAGTTTATCCTTCTCCTCACCACCTATATTCCTGTGGAATCGCTCAATAGTCATTAACAAGTAATCAGAAGTCTCAGAGTCATGAGCAATCTGCACCATATTCTGATGCTTGCGATTGAACATTAAAGCGCAATTATCCGCCATAACCGCTGTCGAAAATCCCATCTGCCTCGGCTTTAATATTATATCCCTGTGCGTCCTGTTCTCTATATAATGCCTCTGCGCAGGCCATAAAACCATCGGTATTAAAGCCCCACCTTCTTTGGGAATGAGCTTGAAATGGTTTTCTATGTATTCTATCCTCTGCGCAGGGCTTACTTGTGCCACTTCTCACTACCCGCTTTTTTCGCATTTATTGAAGCATAAAATACCTCTTTACCCCTCTTAACTCCATGCCTCTTCTTCATTTCAGCAAGTACCTTCTTCCCCGTCTCACTTAATGGCATATTAACCCTCCTGTCAGTTCTGCCATACTGTATACTTCCACCTGAAATACAAGAATGCCCTCATATAACTGTCTTTTTGATAACATCTCTATTATCTATTATAACATTACCAGTTTGTGTGTCTTAACTTTTGAAAATTTTTCAAGAATGGGTTCTGCGTATTATATCAAAGCTACGCTCCGAGGTAGTCCCCCCTCCCCCTCCATCCGTAAACCTTAAGCTTAACGAAACTGGTTACCTATTTATTTACATAATTGAGGTAGTTTGAAGCTAAATATGGGGCGCACTATAGGTGTTAAGTAATGTTATAGGGGAACACTCTAATTAAAGTGCGATTAGAGTGTGAATTCCCAACCTATCTCAATATATTGAATAAACCTATCTCAATATTTTAGAAGTAACCCATCTTGATATAATAAAATAACCATATGGTTATACTGGTTTAATACCTAACATATTGGCTATGTTATATAATGAATAACCGTGTAAATAGGTGTTCATTAGAAGGTTGACCGATAGGCTCTTGCCTTCTGAGGTCATACCAGTCGGCATTTTGCGGTTCAAATGGTTAGCTATCTTTATCAACCTATCAGAGTACGTTTTATCAGCCAATGCAAGTATTAAACTTTCCTTGGTCATACTATTATCATACCACACCTACTATCAGGCACAAAATAAATATTTGGTCTTACGAGTAAAGGGGTATTGACAAACGCTCATATATCATTATAATGAGAGTATAAATAAAATAAAGGAGGTAACAAAAATGAACAAATACGAATTAGCAGGGAATGAATTACTCAAGAAATATAATATCAATATCAAAACTTACCGTGGTAATTTGACAGGCATAGCTTATATCGAGGATAGAATTATCAGTGCCCCAAAACCTATTAAGCCATTGCATTTCGCTATCTTTGCTCATGAAGTAGGTCATATTGCCAATGGCGAAATATCACCACGATGGCTTGAGGAATTGAAAGCTTGGCAATTCTCAATAGCGCAATTCAAGCTCTTTGGTTTTAGAATACCCAGTGAAGTTAAGAGTAGAATGAAATATAGTCTAGCTTTTGCGCTTGCTAAAGCACTCAATAGAAATATGAAAGCTATTCCCAGAGAACTTAAACCTTATAAGAAATACTTATCCCCAATAACCTATCTATACGGAGATGGTCATAGGGCGCAAAAATGGCACGCTGATTATTGGAAAGCTAGGAATCTATAAGCTAACTAATCATGATAAAAGAGTAGGATTAAATAAAGGAGAAAAGGAAAATGACAAGTATCAGTGAAATGGCAGCAATGGAAGCACATAGTAAGGAATGGAACTCCGCCGCTTTCGAGGATGTGAGTGTTCCAGACTACATTAAAACAGTATCAGCTAAGATATGCAAGATTTACGGCATCAATGGGCAATGCGACCCAGGTTATATTGCAAACCTGATAAATATGTATGTATCAGAAAAGCCCACAGTATGCCCGATAACCACCACGGGTGAACATTGCTATATTCAGCTTGGCGACAGTGATGATTGTATGTGGTGCCATAACCCTAGACATTAATGAGAGTATAAATAAAATATAGGAGGGAATAGCAATGGGAAAAGATAGTTCAGCTAATAAGGCATTCTCAAATCATCTTCACAATGGTGTTTATCTAAAATTCCCAAATGGTAATTCTATTTCTACGATTTGGTGTAGAGGAAGCTACTCGGATAATCACGATTATACGACAGGAGATGCTATTCAAGATTACAAGACCTTAAATGATGGTAGTAACAACGCTGAAATTTATCCGTTTACAGATAACCAAAGACTACACAAACGCATATTCCAACACTTTCATGCGAATTCCGATGAGACAGTTATTGGCTATGTAAATATAACAGATTGGCTATGGGTATTAAATCAGTTGGCTAAGGATGTAAGGAAGGAATAGTAATGAGAGACGGAGATTTAATAGTTAAGCAGTGGCACCAGTTGTTACTCGGTAGGCAGATAATGCAGAGTACCAGGGAAATGATTGACACCGATTACTGGATGATGTTTCTAATCTGGTACTTTGGCGGAGGGAAAAATTGAGAGCTTTAATTGTAACTTTACTGCTGATAATGAACTTTGCTATTGGCTTTCAAATGGGTATTGAAACCGAGAAATATTACACTGAAGCCAGATATTATCAGATACAGGCCGAAAGCTATCGGGTGGAAACATCAATCAACCAGATGCAGACAGCCAGAAACAGCCACCAAAGATACGCTGATTATCTAGCCAATGGTGGGATACCGAGTTTTTATACCAGCTATCAGCAGGAGATGGATTGGGTACAGGTTTATACCGATAACATAAAATTGCTGTCAGAGCTCTTGACATTGATTAAGAAAGGAAGTAGAATTTAATCATGCCATTACCAAGAGGATTATTACAATAAAGGAGCAAAATAATGGATGTTAACCAGCTAAATAAAGTTTTAGAAGACCATAAAAAATGGGTTCAAGGAATTGGGGGGCAAGGTGCCGACCTGCGAGGTGACAACCTGCGAGGTGCCGACCTGCGAAGTGCCGACCTGCAAGGTGCCAACCTGCAAGATGCCGACCTGCGAGGTGCCGACCTGCGAAGTGCCGACCTGTACGGTGCCGACCTGCGAAGTGCCTACCTGTACGGTGCCGACC